TACTTTGCTTAGTCCGATGGGCAGATTAATTCAAAGTTTACTAGCGGCTCCCTCCGCACCTTTGGCCGGATACGTTAACTCCTTTTCGTGTCCGGCTATTTTTTGGTATAATTAAATTTCAGCATGGCTGTAGCGGCCAAAGAACGGTAGAAAATGAATCTTTCAGAAATCGCACAATTTAAAGACCCATTCAGAGCGCACGCTCTAACCGTTCGGGAACGCTACCTTTTTATTGTGCGATTCCTAGAAGGTTTATGATGCACTACTATCAATTCAATATAGCAGACTATCGCAAGGATACTTCACACCTTTCAAGGTTGGAGCATAGCATCTACAGGGATTTAATAGACTGGTACTATCTTGATGAGTCTCCTATACCTAAAGAAACCCAGTCGGTTACCAGACGGTTACGGTTGGGAACCCAAGAGGAAACGACCGCTTTAAGCAATGTCTTAAATGACTTCTTTTATCTATCAGAATTAGGGTGGAATCATAAAAGAATCGATATGGAAATTGCTGATTACCATTCAAAGTGTGATAAAAACAAAGAGAACGGAAAAAAAGGCGGTAGGCCAAAGTCAAGCGTAGAGCCAGAGAAAACCCAGTCGGTTATTTTGGCTAACCCAAATGAAAGCGAATCGAACCCTAACCATAAACCAATAACCATAAACCATAAACCAGTTATTAAAGAAAGTAAAAAAGAAAATCACTTTTTTATACCTGAATGGATAAATGAGGATCATTGGAATTTATGGATAAAAACTCGTAAGGGTAAAAAGATGATCCCTGAGCAAATGCAGAAGCAAGTTGAAAAGCTGCGGAAGTGGAAAGAATTAGGCCAAGACTACGCCACAGCTTTGGAGACTGCTGCAATTAACGGTTACACAGGTCTATTCTTGCCAGACAACAAAGCATCACCACAAAAACAGGTTAAATTTAATGCAAGCGAATATTTGCAAGGCCATGGTGATGGATATGGAAACCCAACAAAAGGAAATGAAAATGGAATTATCGAAATTAACCCCAAATTCTTGGCTTGAGATTCACGAGAAGTTTGATAACAAGCGCGGCATTGATTACCTTTTTGCAAAACTCGACTTCATGTATCCGCGTAAATGGTCATCGCAATTCGCTAATGACAGATCCGCTAATGATTTTAAAATTGCATGGGCTGAAGAATTTCAAGAAGAAAACTTTTCGTTCAAAGATGCAAAGAAAGCATTGGAGTTTTTTAAATCAAACATCAAGCCAGGTGAGGATAACTGGCCGCCATCATGCCTTGAGTTTATAAGCGCAGCAAAGTCTATCGACTACGAAGCAGCATTCCTTGAAGCAGTTGAGCAAATGAGGTTACGTGAAAAGGGATTAGATAAGTGGTCGCATTGTGCTGTGTATTGCGCCGCAGTGAAGCTTGGCTGCGATATAAATAATTATCCTTACCAGAGTATCAAAACTCGCTGGAAAGTCGCTATTGACGATTCTGTGGCTAGAATTGAGGCAGGAGAATTGCCGAGTGTTGTTCCTGAAAGATTGCAAGCTTTGCCATCACCAGAAAAAGCGCATACAACGCCGAAAGCAGAAGGTTTAAAAATACTTGCGGAAATGAAGCGTGTACTTGATTCAAAGGTAGTTAAATGAAAACTATAAAAATAGGCACAGCAACACTGATACACGGAGATTGCGAGGAATTTATGAAGGATTTGCCGGATAAGAGTTTTGATTTGGCTGTGGTATGGTATACTTAGAGGTATCAAATCCAAAGTATAAATAATGAGAACTTCAAAAGAACTTCAGGTAGGTAAAGCCGGTGAATATCTTGTATGTGCTGATCTAATAATAAAAGGATTTATTGCATTCCCAAGTGAGCAGGGCTTGCCTTATGACGTATTGCTAGACACTGGTAAGAAATTGCTTAAAATTCAAGTTAAAACAACCAGTGGAGTTCGTAAAGTACCACAGCGAAGCAAGGATAGTTTGGCATATATTTTTAACGTTAAACGTATGGGAAAGAATGGTGTCGGAAGGTATGGAGATGAAGAAATTGATTTGTTTGCATTGGTTTGTCTTGATATTATGAAAGTGGGGTATGTCGTAACTAAAGGAATGCCTGACACATTAAGCCTTCGCAAAGATGAATTAAGAGGTAGTTATTATGATGAGGATGGGATAGCTACTCATGCAAGAGTTAAAGAGCTAATAGGAACGCATACTCAAACGCAAATAGCCAAAGAATTGGGAAAGAATATCGCTGTTATAAACAGAATGTGTAAAGTTGGTTATGAGCCGCATAAAACCAATGCTAGGTACTTTTCTGATTTATCTAGAGTCCCTGAATGGTTTTATGATTTATGATTATTTTAACGCTGCGGTAGAGCGTGTAATTAAAAGCCAGCAACAGCAGAAACTATTTTAAAGGTGATGAGATGAAATCAGATAACGTATTGATTATGGCAAAAGGTATTAGGCTTCTTTCGGAGACGTTTCAGACAGTCTACGGGCTTACATATGTTTTGCTATTTGAAGCGGCGGACATGATAGAAGAATTGCATCGTGAAAATGAATCATTGAAAAAAGAGATAAAGGAATTAAATGGTGATTCGTAGACAATCAGATAAAGTCTACCAAGATACGGAGAAACACAGACACGAATGCGAGGTGAGATTTGTTGCAAGTCATGATGATGAATGGATAAAAGATCACTTGGAAGGTGTAAAAGAAAAGCGCGGATTTAATGCTTATAAAAAAGGTAATACCGTTAGAAAGTCTGGGAAGTAGTCTACTACTTGCAATAACAGATGATATTAGAAAAGCAGCAAAGACTTTAAACAAGGATGGTTATAATGTAGAGCTGGAAGAGACTACACAAGGTCTAACTAGTTCTGTAATAATTGAAGATACTACATACTTCTACTGTTTAGTGACAATAGAAGAATCATTAGTAGAAACATTACAAACAGTTGTACATGAATTATTTCATGCTACACAAGACATATTAGAAAGCAAACATATTAAGTTCAAAAAAGGTGATGCTAATGAAACATATGCTTACACACTAGATTATATGTTTGGGGTAGCTTACCCAATAGTAACTAAAGCTTGGCTAAAGAAATGGAAGAAACAGATTTAAGTAAAAGTTTAGCAGATAAGAATATTATAGAAAGACATACCTTTGCCAGAGAAGATGGTAAGTATGATTTTAGAATAGCCTCTGCTTTATTAGAAATAGATGCAAGATTAAAATTACAGGAAGAGAAGCAAAAGAGAGCTGATGAAGCTTTATCATTCTTAGCAACCTGGTGGGAAGAAAAACATGGTTCAGGTCTAATAGTCCCTGAAACACCTAAAATTATATTATAACAATGAACAAGGAAAGAATTGAATTATTATTAAAAGCTTATGAAGTTATTTCAGCATCTATTTTAATTAAGGATGAAGAGAGAACAGTAAAGAAAGTAGAGAAAACAAAATTGTTTTTACTAGACGAAATTACTACAGAGTTTAAAAGATAATGGCAGAAAAAAGAGGAAAGGAAAACCAAACTATATCTATGGCTCTATTAGAGAGCTATAGGTTAGCTCTTTATGAAATTGAAAAATACTTTAAATCATTAAGATTTGATAGTATTGATGATGTAGAGCTAAGAATAAAGATAGCTAAATCCATTATGGAGATTGGTGAGAAGATTGGTAAGAATATTGAGTCTCTAGATAGACTAGAAGACAAAGTTAAAAAGGAAGAAAAGGAAATGGCTACTAGAAGAGGTAAAGCTACTGATAGTATGTTTGAAGACTAATGCCAAGTAATACACAATATGTACCACCTGTAAAGTGGTTTGAATGCACTGATGAATTCAGAGCAGCAGCTATCCATTTTCAAAAACATGGTTTATATTGTCTATACCCTAAAGGTACAGAACAGTATAAAGAATATTGGTTAGAAGAAGATAAGAAATGTAGAGAAGGTATGACTAATTCTAAAGGAATTACAATTACTGGTGTACATTATTATTATCTAAACTATGTTCAGATATCTATGAAGGATAAGGATACAGGTAGGAAGATGTTTAACTTCCCAAGATTCCTTGATATAGACTATGATTATTTTCATTTAGTTGAAGCAGCCAGAAGATTAGG